GGCTTCACGCTGTTTCCCTCAGCGTGGTCAGCGCGCATTGGGTGGGCCACAGACGCCGCAGCGATTGCGGAAATCCGCGCGCTGATGGCGGCCGATCCCAATGCGACGTGCGACCGCTTGATCCTCGGCTGGGACGGCAATCCTGTGAGCGTGATCCCTGCCGTCGTGCAGCTGCTGCGCCTGCGCGGCTACGTCTTTGGCACCACACCGAGCGGCGCGCTCACGTTTAAGCGCCTCGTCTCGCCCAATGTCCGCAGCGACATCACGACCATTCAGCCGCTGCGCGATGTCGCGCAGTTTGAGAGCCCCGAGGTGGGCGCGACTGACAGGGTGATCGCGACCTACGGGCGCACGCCTTGGGACCCTGGCGCCACGATCAGCACGACCATCGAGGCATCTGACCCTGCGCGCGGTGAGAGCACCGAGCTCGACCTCGCACACCTCAACGTCAACCGCGCTGGCATCGAGGGGACGGCCTATGTGCTCTCGATGACGCTGATGCGCTGGCGTGGCGCGCCCATTCTGCACGTCAGGGCCTCGGGATGTGAGACGATCGGCCTAGGCGATTATGTGCGCCTGCTTAAGCACCAGACGCTTGAGACGCCTATCTTCCCCACGCCCGATGGCGATTTTACCAATGACGTCAATCAAGAGGCGTTCGTTGGCCAGATCATTAGCCGCAGGTGGCTCCCTGGTGAGGGGGCTCATGAGCTCAAGGTGCTACTTAGCGCCTGGCCCATGCGCGGCCTGCTGCGCCTGCGCGCTCCTGCGCTTGTCGTCGAGTCAGTGTCCGAGCCGTCAGTCATTGACACCATAGACGATCCTGGCTGGGGCATCCCGACCGACATCGGCGTCGAGTGGCCATCCTACCCGATCGCCGTCGAGGCCTGGACCGCTGACGGTGAGGTCAGGACTGGAGTCGTCGGCCTCGGTGAGGCGCAGTATTGGGCGGGCGGGCAGCTCTTTATGTCCGGGCCGTTCGCCGTTGACCCTGATCCTGGCGACGTGATCCGCGTCGCGCGCGGTGTCTACTCCCTCTCCACCGACCCACGCGAGTACGTCATCGTCGACGTGCCCGACCGCTACGAGTGACGCCATGCTGACCTACCACACCGAGATCCTCGACAGCGACGCGCCGATCGACGTCTTCGCCGAGAACGCCTTGCGCGGTCAGCACCTGGCGCTGATCGAGGACGATCAGGGCCATATCACGAGCACGATGCAGGGCTCGCCCAATAGGATCTATGATCGGGGCGCGACCTCGCACGTGTGGCGTGACGCGATCTACACGGCGCAAGAGGCCATCATCGCAGTGATCCCCGTCGAGATCACACCGCAGGTCGATACGCTCACCGTGCGCCTGGCGGGCTTGATGTACTCACAGGCGGCCTCGCCGCTTAGTCTGAGCTTTAAGGCCTACCTGCGCCAAAACGCCGACCTCATCGACGAAGTGACGCTCGCTTGGGACACAGATCCGCAGGTGGTCACGCTCGAGCTCTCTAACCCCCGCCGAGGGCAGACCTATCAGGACCAGATCATCATCACGATGCGCAACGTCTTGCCTACCACGAGCGCGGCGATCGGCGCCGCAGCGTGGCAGCTCTTGCCCACAGTCTTCATTCTCGAGGATGGCACCTACGGCTCGACATTCGCACCTGACGCGGCGGAGAACGGGCCGGACAACGTCCTCTACATAGAGGGCGAAAGTTTCTTCGAGGTCGGAAACTTCGACAGCGGAGACGACCGTGGGCGCGTCTATGGTGCGCGCAAGGTGTACTCCAATCCTAGTAATCCTGGGGCGCTGCTGGCGATCACAGGCTGGGCGGCCCGCGCCATCTCGCTCGATGTCGCGGGCACAGACGGCGCGAAGACGGCCCCGGCCCAGCCCGAGCTCTACCCCAATATCCCCGTGCATGGTCACGTTCACCTACGCCACAGTCTAGCCATCGACCGCGCGCGCGACCATCGCCGCTACCTGTCGATCAGGCCCTCGGGTGATGTGCTCGTCGGTGAGGAGCTCTCGCAGCGCACGCCCTTTAGGCGCGCCAGCGGGCTCAATGGCATCTTGGTGCGCGACTCGATCTATCTGGACCGAGGCGCGCGCGGCATCCTTACAGTCTACCCCTCGATCCTCTATGTGACGGGTGACAGCGTCCTCAACGGGGACGCCAATCCCGCAGAGCCCGATCGCACGGACACACAGTCACTCACGATGCGACTGCTCCAGTGGGAGAGTGGCAGCTCGCCGACCGAGATCGGCAGCATGACCATCGACGCGACGCTGCGCGGCTGGCACGCGCGCAGCACGCTATCCAACCACCGCGCGCTCGTGGACGCCAGGCGTTGGAGTTGGAGCCGGGGGCTCGCCCGCCTCGAGGAGACGACCTACACCAGCGGCGCAGGCTATCGCTGGGGCACGCTAGCCCTCCAAGAGCTCGCGCTGCTCAATACACCGCGCTTTGATCTGGCGCTCGAGGGTCTGACTTTTGATGCGGACCTGCCGCTGATCGTCGAGATCGAGGCCCCGCCCTGGTCGCTGGCTAGCTACGGCGTGCTCTACGTCGTGGGCGGCTCAATCTGCTGGGAGGGTCCCTAATGACTAAAGAGATCGCATCAAGCTGGGATAGCGACGTCAACGCCACGGATCTCACCACAGGCGGGCAGATCCTAAGTGCCAACGTCGCGACGTTTATCCCGCGCAATCAGCGCACCTTCTCGCGCTCAGGTCAGCACTGTGACGGCCTGTATTGGCCAGACGGCCTAAGCTCGGCGCTCGGCACTAAGCCCGTCGTACTCTATGCGGTGACTGCGGGCGGGCAGCTTCCTGACGCATTCATCGCGGACCCGACACGTCTCAAAGGCGGTGCGCGCAAGCTCACGTTTGATGCTTATGGCAAGGACTGCGAGATCGCCATTACGTTTCGGCTGTTCGATAGCGCGACGACCTCGACGACGTTCATGGCGCTGACTGGGGCGGCGCTCGGGTGGTTCTCGCACGAGGTCACTGTGCCGGCTGGCGCGCAGCTCGTGACGATGACGATCGAGCCGATCGACGACGGCCCCGCGCTTATCTATCAGCTCGCTTGGCGAGAGACGATCCTACAAGAGGCGGATCTATGATCTTGGTCATTCCAGACGACAAGACGATGCGCTTACGTGTCGTCAATCAACGCCAGCGTTTTGTCGCCGCCCCCGTGGGCGGCGCGCTTGTTTTTGTCGTGGGTCAGGGTGGCGCCCCTGCGCCTGTGGTGCCCGTCAACACCGTGCTTCCTGCCATCACCGGGACCGTGCGCGCTGGCGAGACGCTCACCTGTGGTACAGGCACCTGGACCGAGAGCCCGAGCAGCTACGCCTACCAGTGGTATGAGGACGGCTCACCGATCATTGGCGCCAGCACCAACACGCTCTCGGTCGTGCCGAGCATGATCCCCGCGCTGCTGACCTGCGCAGTCGTCGCGACCAATGGCGCAGGCGACTCGACGCCGGCCATGAGCGCAGCGGTCTCATCGCCGCTTCGCGCCATCTACCAGATCGACAGCTCGGCGCGCGTCTGGGTGCACACGCAGGGGACGGGCGTCGCGGTCTCCAACCCTGTCACGACATGGACGACGGCCGACGGCGCTTGGACACTTGTGCAGCCGACGACCTCGCGCAAGCCGACGCGGACGGCGGGCGGCGTCTACCTCGACGGGGTAGACGACTACCTAAGCGCCAACGACAGCGCAGGGCTCTTTAACGGGGCCTACTCGGTACTTGATGGCTTTGACGACATTGAGGACTCCACCACGGCGATCAGGCAGCTCTGGGGCAGCTACACGCAGGGCGTCTCAACGGGCACGCGTCGCTGCTCGCACGTCAACTACTCGCGGCCTGGCAGTCCTTCGACCACGCGACAGCGCTACTTGCTGGGTGGCAACAGCTCGGCCGCGGTGATCGGCCTCAATGGATTCTCAGGCATCGGCGTCGACGGCTACGACCTCGCATTCAGATCGGCGACACCAGGCGCGGGCTCAGCTGGCGCGACTGAGATGAGTGACCCATTAGGCACGCCCGTCACGGGGGCATGGCCAGCGGTGGCTACCACCAATGACTTGCACACAGTGGGCGCTGAGCGCATTAACACCTCATTCTCTCCATCGTCATACTGGCAGGGGACGCTGCGCTATCACGTGATCATCGGCCTAAATCTTAATGACACGCAGCTCGCCACGGTCCGCGACGCGCTCGCGGCGGAAGGAGTCCTATGAGTGAGCCAGCATATATCGCCCACGTCCTGATGGTCATCGACGTCAAGAGCCGAGAAGACGCCGCTCAGGTGGCAGCACAGCTCTCGCGCAACCCAGCGGACGCCTCGCCCGATTTTTTTTCGCGGCCGCTCCAGTCGATCGGCGGGCGCCCCGGTGAGATCACGCACTACATGGCCTGCTCGATGGCGACGCAGATCACCATTGATCGCCTACCCGCGCTTGAGGGGCTGTTCCCCGGCGCGGCCTGGACGATCTGGCGATACGCCAACGAGCGCCGCCCCCGCGTCGAGATCGGCGCCTGGCTCGCTGACCTCGGCCTTGAGTATGTCCCCGACCCACCCGAAGAGGAGGATCTCTATGAGCAGTAATGTGACCAGATGGAGCGCTGCGGCGCTAAGAGCTCGCGAGCGCGCAGGCCTTGACGCCGACGAGCTGCCCTTGAGCGTGATCCTGGCGATCGTCGACGTCGAGAGCGACGGCGACCCCACGGCGCACCGCCTTAACGCGCAGTTTTATGGGCTGACGCAGGTGGGCGCGCTGGCCGCCATCGATGGCGGGCTGATCCCCGAGCCGCCCGAGCGCACGCGCGCTTGGTATAAGGTCGCAGCTGCGCCCGCGCTTGACCCCGATCTGGCGCTGCTGGCGTTCTGCCGCTGCGTCAAACGCTACCTAAGCCGCACGCACTACGACGGTGTTAGCATCTTGGAGGGTGTCGCCATCATGTGGAAGGGGGGCGCAGGCTCGGCCCGAAGGGTGCGCGATGACGTGCGCGGCGGCGCCGACCTCGAGGACGCCATGCACGCGCGCGAGGTGGCGGACAAGAACCCGATCCCACGCCTGCGCGAGTATGTCAGGCGCGCTCGCGTGGCTCATGCGCTCTATGCTCACCTCGACGACGACAACCACTGCTAACCCCAAGTGCGGATTTCCGCACCCTGACCACGCCCCTCGGGGGGAGGGCCAGGAGCTAGACCATGACCACGACACACGAGGCCATCATGGCAACACCACCGCCAGACCACTCCATGCTCACCGCGATCGGGGGGTGGATTGTCGCGCTGATCGGCCTGCTCGGCACGCTCGCCAAGCTGGCGTATGACAGGGCTGTCGCGCGCGATAAGGCCGCCGAGGAGCGGCGGCGCGATCTCATCGAGCACACGCAGGAGATCGAGATCGACGCGCTTGGAGACTCCAAGGCCGCGCGCGCTGAGGTCGCCGCCGAGCTGCGGCGCCAGCTCTCGGCGCACGAGGATCGCATTGCGCGCCTTGAGGGCCAGCTTGCCGCAGTGCTCGACGAGCGCGCGCAGCTGCTTGCGCAGATCGCCAGGCTTGAGACCGAGCTGGCATCATCGCTACGCGAGGGTGATCGCCTAAGGGCGTCGCGAGATCATTACCGCGCGATCGCGCTTGAGGGCGCCGAGGCTGCGCGCCAGGCGGGCAGTGTGCACGCGCCCACGCTTGACGACGAGATCAGCGAGGCCGACGAGGCCACGAGCAGAGTGAGGATGCCGTGAAGATCATCCACCTCTCAGACACGCACATCGGCGCAGGCCGAGACAGGCTCGTCGAGCTCAACAGCCTCGTGGCGCACATCCGCGCGACCTATGAGCCCGATGACACCGCGGTCGCGATCACGGGCGACCTGGTGGAGCGCCCGCTTGAGGTGCTGTACTCCCAGCTTCGGCGCGCGCTGATGCCGCTCGTCGATGGCTATCGGTTGATGGCGGTCCCTGGTAACCATGACGTTCACGCAGCCCGAGGCGTCGACCTCGGCGGGCGCGGCGACTACTCGGGCTGGCGCCGTCACGTCGAGCCGCTCATAGGCGGCGAGGCGCTGGCGCATGGGATCAGGGAGTGGCGTCTTGGTGATCGTCAGGTGCTGGGGATCGACACCAACTATGCCAGCGCGCGCGACCGTGACCCCGATCTGGCGCGCGGCTGTGTGGGGCAAGACCAGCTGGGCGAGCTCACGATGGTGTTGGAGACGGGCGCCATCGTGCTCGGGCATCACCGCGTCTGGTGGGATGATCACCTGCACCGCCTCGAAGACGCGCTCAAGCTGCACGAGGTGTTAGACCCCCGTGCAGCTTGGTATCTATGCGGACACCAGCACGCGCGTCATGATGTGACGCGGGGCGCCGTGCGCTATGTGGCGGCGCCTCGCTCGACGCAGCGGCACGAGGGGCGGCTGCGCTATCAGGTGCTCGACCTCGATGGCGCGCGCTTGAGCTGGGTGTATGTGTCTTAATCCTCTCGGACCGAGTCGAGGTCGAGTAAAGCCCCGGTGCGGAATTCCGCACCGGGCTTGTTTGCGTTTAGGCGTCGTCTCGGTCGCTCAGGCTAGCACGGTAGCCCTCAAGCCACAGCAGACGCCTATCATCATAGCTAAAGATGCCGCGCGTGTCGGAGGGCGCCTCGCCCCAGTGGGGCAGCTCAGTCCAGTCGAGGTTGACCTGCTCGTCATAGTAGACGGCGCGCTCGTGGGCGCCGAGGTCGAGGCCGTCGATGTGGTCGGCCAGGTCGTTGATGGCGTTGGTTAAAGCGTCGAGGTTTGAGGCGGTCTTGATGGCGATGATGAGCTCTTGCATGGGCGTGGTCTCCAGTAGTGCGGCAGGGGTGGTGTTAAGGGCGTTGGCGATGGACTCAAGCGTGTCGACGCTGGCGGCGCTCGTGGCGCCCTCGATGACGGCGATGGTGCCTCGGCTCGTGCCGGAGCGCTCGCCAAGCTGGGCTTGGGTGAGGCCTGCTGCGAGGCGCCGGCGCTTGAGGTTATGTGCGAGGGTGTGACGGATCATTTCTTGTCTCTAGGTGGATGGGATCTGGTACTCGTCAAGGGCAAACACACCCTCATCGCCCACATTGTTGACAAGATGGTCGGTGGCATCGAGCAGTATGGCCCAGTCGCCATGCCTAGCCACACGCTCAAGCCTCACGACCTCACCGAGCGCCGTGTCCTCGTGGAAGCCCATCTCTTCTGGCGACAGATCCCATGATCTCGCAAGCGCTCCAAGCGTGGTGGTGATGGTGAGGTTGGGCTCGCTTCTGACGATTGACCTGATGTCTTTCTGTGTCTTCTTGTCCATGACTATCTCCGTCTTGGTGAGGCGTCCATCGCCTCCCTGATGTCCTCAATGTAGTGTCTAATATATTAGACGTCAAGAGATAATGTGAAATATTTTAGACAAAGATAGCGAGGTGGCTTGATGGGCGTGGCGCGCAGGCGTTGACTGTGAGGGTGAATCCCCACTGTGTGCGCTCGATCATGCTCGTCTCCTCTCGTATAGGCATCCCCCGATCACGACCGCGAAGATCACGATCAGGGCGATGAGTAAGTCTGTGGGTGTGGCGGGCACCACGTCGCCGAGGGCGAAGGTGCCGCCGATGTGGTGGCGGGTCACTTAAGCAAACTCATCAGCTCAGCGAGTCGGCCCTCTGCGTCGGGTGTAGGGTGGAGAGGATTGGTTATGATATTTGACACGACATCTATGTGATGTTGCATCGCGCGGCGTTCGACGTCGGCCTCGTAAAGCAGCGCCTTGAGCTTATCGCGCTCGGCCTCTAGCTCCTTGACCCGCTCCGCGTCGGCCATCCGATCGAGGAGCTCGTCTTGCTCGATGGCCGTAAGCTGAGCGTTGGCCTCGCGCCAAGCCGTGATGGATACGGGGCAGGGACGATCCCTTTTCAGACGCAAGGCCAGCGCACGCACCGCGCGCACAAACTCGATCTCACGCACAAGACGCGCGCGCGCCTGGCGCTCAAGCGCCTCTTGGGCCGCGACAGCCGACGAGGCCTGAGCGCCTCGGGCGGCGTTGAGCTGCTGCTCGGCGTCCTCTAGGTAGGCGCCGAGGCGTGAGGTATCCTGCTGGGACTGGTCGAGCTCGGTCAGCAGGCGCACCTTGTCAGCCTTGAGCGCCTCGATCACAGTCTGCGCCGCTTCGAGGTCGGCGCGCAGCTGCTCGGCGCTCTGCGCGATCGGCCCTCGGGCCTCGCAGCGCTCTCGGTCTGCGCATCGGTAGCGGCGGCTCATGTCCACGACCTCGCCGACCTGCGCCTGTGCCACGATGGGGCGGGCCTGCGTGCGGTCGATGACGGCGCCGCAGTCGGCGCATGTGACGGTGGGGCTTGGATTCTTGGGGGTGTAGATGGGCTCTTGCATGGTGAGGCTCCTTAGTGGGTGGGTCATGGTGTGCCCGTGAGGTGGTAGTGTCGCCACGATGACAGCGCGCGTGGCTGCACGATCTGGCAGCAGTCCACGCTCGTGAGCTCGCCGCGCTCGTCGCACTCGTCGAGTGCGACGCGCCCGTCGGTGGTCCATCGGATCTGGCGGTAGAGGTTGCCTAGTGTGGGGTGGACGTAGATGGTGATCACGTTCCACCTCCCGAGGTGACGAGCCAGTCGCAGGATCTGAGCGTGGCCGCGACCATGCGCGCATCCTCGGGCGCGCCGAAGTACATCATCGACGAGTCGTAGCGGTTGCCCGCTTCCTCCGTTCCGCCAGCCCGCCAGAACGTGATCCGGCGATCCGGGTAGGCGATCAGCTGCGCCTGGAGGGCCAGGTCTTGCCACCATGTGGCGCTTGACGAGACGTTGACCAAGACCAGCGCCTCCTCAAAGCTGCCGTCTTCGTATTCGTCCAAAAACTTATTGGTGAACTGCATGATCGGTCGGCGCGAGTACGGCGGATTGAGCCACACCGTACGCGCGCCCACCGCACCCCAATCTTTCAGTAGCGCGTTGTCTTGCGCGGTCCAGTAGGTGTCTGCCTTGACGACCTCCTGGGCGACCGAGCAGCTCGCCGGGTCGAGGCCAATCCCGCCGAGGATGACGCGCGCCAGCTCGATGATGGGCTTGGGCGTGTACCACTCGTCTGAGCTGGGTGCGTCTTCAGGCGCCTCGGCCTGCGTCGAGGGCGCCAGCATCTCCACCAGGTCAAGCGTCTGTGTGCATCGCTCGGGCGCAGCCGTCGTGGTGGTGCGCTCGATCGTCCCGTGGCGCGTCGTCTCGGGGGTGCGGATTTCCGCAGTCGGCGAGAGGACCTCTTGAGGCGGCGAGGACCTCTCGGACAGGGCCTCTTGCTCCTCATGCGCTCTGGCCGACGCCTCATGCGCTCTGGCCGACGCCTCATGCGCTCTGGCCGACGCCTCATGCGCTCTGGCCGACGCCTCTAGCGCGCGCCGGCGCTTGTGGTTGCCGATCGTCTTGTCTGAGCACCCGACATGACGCGAGAGCCTGCGGTCGCTCAGGGCGGACCACTCGGGATCGTCGAGTAAGATCGCGATGGCGCGCGCTAGGTCCGCCTGTGAGCGCTGGAGGCCGTTGGTCGCGTTGGCGCTCGTGGCTCGCCATATCGCGTCGCGAAGCTCTCCCTTGTGGCGGATCGCCATGATCGACTGCCTCTTGAGCCGCTTGTGCGCCTCGACGCGGTGCCAGCCATCGATCACCCAGATCGGCCTCTCCTTGATCGACACCACGACCTCGATCGGCGGCAGCGTGGCGCCTGACTGAATCGCCTCGACGTAGCGCGCTACAGTCGCCTCGTCGATCCCTGTGCGGGGCTGACACCTCTCATCAAGCGTGAGCCAGCCCAGCGGGATGATCGCCGCTCTTGAGACCGGATCGGCCTTGGGCTCGGGCACGTCAATGATTGACGCCTGCTCGGGCTCACCTCCAAGCTCGGCTGCCTCAAGCGTCGCGGTGGTCAGCTCCTCAAGCTGCTCCTCGGCCTCTTCGTCAAGGTCGTCGTCCTCGGGATCGTCTGGATTGAGCGCGGCCCACTGGTCAGCGAGCGCGCCATAAAGATCCTCAATGGCCTGGCGCAGTCCTGCGCTTAGGCGCCCCGCATTGGTGTGATAGGTGATCAGCCACTGAAGGGCCTGGCCTGCAAGCGGCTCGGCGATCTCATCGCCATGCTGGTCGCAAGCTGTGTAGCTCTGGTGGCCTACGATGGTGAGGCCAGTGAAGTCCCTGCCGACAATCCGCGCCGTGAGCTTCTTGATGGCACCGTGCGGGCCATCGGTCACGATCGTGAGCTCAGGATCCTCGCTGACCTCGTGCGTCACGTCGGTGACCCAGCTGCGCACAGCGCTATCGACTAGCGCGAGGGCCTCGGGATGCTTCTTGCGGCACTTGCGCAGAGCCATGCGCAGGTCCTCAAGGATCTGCTTGGCCTCGTGTGGGTCGATCGGCAGCTCAACGCCAGCGCTGCGCGCCTTGGCGCCAGCGTGCGTGATGACGATCTCGACGCCATCCTGCTCAAGATTTAGGCGGAACCCTGCGCCGTAGGGCGCGAGGTGGGTCACGAGCGCCATCGTGACGCCCTCGCGCGCGGCGACATCGCTCGTCAGGACCATGATGTGGTGCGACCGCTCAATTAGCGGCGCGCCGTCTGTCTGTGGTGCTGCGCTCATTGTGCGCCCTCCTCGGTGAGTAGCTCGTAGCGGATGAGGTATGTGCTGCGTGGGTGAGCTGTGCGCTCTGACGGGGTCATCTTGCGTCGCACCTCGATGCGACGCCCTGCAACGCGCGGCGCGACCCGGGTCGCTCGTGAGTTTGCCGCGCGACTGATCACGCTCTTGACGCGACCGAGGGCCGCTGACGCCTGCGTGAGGTCCATCCAGGCGGACCACTCGGGCGCGGCCTCGGTGGTCGCGTCAATCGTTGACGCTCGCTCGGTCATCCGCTCGCGCTCTAGCCTGATCTCGCGCCGAGCCTTGAGCAGCTCCTCGACGGCCTCAAGGCGGCCGCGCTCGACGTGCGCGATCCTGGCCTCGGCGACCTCTCGGCGCTCAGACTCCTCGGTGAGCGCCTCAATCAGATCCTCGACGGCCTGGCTGATCTCGTCGCGCTTGCACCCAAGCTGCTCGCTCAGGCGCGCGGCCAGGTCGTGGATCTGAGGCACAAGATTGACCGTGTCACACAGCCCGTCGATCGCGGCGCTGTGCGTCACCGCATCGTCCTCGAGGTGGGCGACTCGTGCCCTGAGCTGCGCGATCGCAGAGTCCTTGGCGTTGAGCTGCTGCGCGAGCACGACAAGGTCGGCCTTGGCGATCTTAAGCTGACGCCTGAGCTCATCAAGCGCGGCCGCTTGGTCTTTCGGCGGCTCGGGCACTGCGACCACGGCCGTCGAGACCTTGGGCGCGCGGCGCCTTTCGGCGGCCCTGGTGTGCACGCTGTCTTGCAGTAGCTCGATCACCTCGCCCATCGTGATGTCGAGCTCGTCGGCGATCGCCTTAAAGCTGAGCTTGCGCTCGCGCAGCCTTATGGCCTCTTCTTGTAGGGTGATTGTCTGCATATCGGTCTCCTGTGTCTTAAGCCTCGCGCCCTTGCGGCGTCCGCTCCCTATGAGCGGCGGGCGGCCGGGCAACAGCCAGATTCTCCGGGCCGTGATCCGCGCGAGACAGCGAGGGCCGGGGTGTGACCCCAGTGTGCCACGGCTCGCATTTGGCCGCGCACTGCCCTCATCGTGTGTTGTCTGTGGTTGGTGTTGTGACGCGCGGCGATCTCACCGCGCGCTGTGACCTAGCCACGCCTGGCCTCAGCGATGATGATCATGGGGACGGCGATCGCGGCCCTCACTATGCCGCGCAGCACTCCCCTTGCGGTGATCGGCGCAGGCTCAAGCGCAGCGCTCGCGGCCTCGAGGGCGGCGCGCTCCTGGCGCCACCTGCCCACGTCGCGGCGGTCCCACGAGGGCAGCTCGATACTCGATGTTTTGACGTCGGCATCGAGCTCGGCGCGCAGCTGCTCGATGAGCTCTTGCTCAAGCCTCGGCGCGCGCTCGCCGTTGAGTAGATCGGCAGCTAGGCGCAGCGACGGCGTGACAGGCTGTGGTGGTAATGGCTCGCACGCTATCGGCGCGCGGCTCTCGGGCGATCTTGTGACGGCGTAGCGGCCTGCGTGCTCTCGTGTAAACTCGGTCATGGCTCTGTCTCCTGTGGGTGCGGATTTCCGCAGAGGGTGATTAAGCGGCGATGGTGTAGTCGGTGATGTCGATGATCTCGGTCGAGGCCTGCGCGCTCGGCGGCGTCCCCTTGGGCCAGCGCTTGAGCAGCGCGCTCGTGGTGGCGCTGCCGTTGAGCAGCTCTTCGACGGCGATGGCGATGAGCGCCGTGATGTCGCGCTTGGCCTGGCGCGGCGGGTCGACGTCGAGCTCAATGATGAGCGCGGCGATCCAGCTTTGGGCGACGAGGTAGTAGGCGATCTGCGTGGTGTCCATGGCGTTGTCCTCAGTAGCGCATCAGGTGTTTGCGAGCGTAGACAGCGGCCTCGACGACCTCCTGCCACGTCTCGGGATATGTGCTGAGCACGGCGTCTGCGCGGTGCTCCAGATAGGGGCTCGTGGGCCGAGCTCGTCGCAGGTCACCAAGCTGCCCGCATGTGCAGCCCAAGATCGTCGCGACGATCTCCTCGCAGTCGTAGCTCAGGGCCACGCCCACTCTGGTCAGCGCGCGAGCCTCGATGCCGAGCTGCTCGATCCGCTGGATCTCGTCAGCGCGGTGCTCGCGCGCCAGCCGGAGGCTGCGTGTGTGGTCAGCCTCGACGCTCACGCGCAGGCCTCGGCGCGCTCGTTGCCAAGCTCGGCCCGCTCAAGCTCGCGCTCATGGCGCGCGATCCTCGCGGGCATCGTGCACCGCAGGTATCCGGCGATGTCCTCATGGCCCATATGCTCGACGTCGGTGAGGCGCGCGATCTCGGCCTGGACGTCCTCGGGCAGCAGGTCATAGCTCACATAGTGCGAGCCTCGGGATAGCGTGTGCTGCCAGCTCACACTGACCTTGTGCCAGCCGTCGGGGTCGATCACCTGGAGCAGCACGCCCAGCGCGTCGAACGCCTCGGGCTCTTCGGTGGAGCGCAGGGCGCCCGCGTGCTCGCGGTAGAGGCCTAATGCCGCGCACCATTCCTTCAGGGTCTTCTCGTTGATCATCTCGCACCCCCTGCGGCGAGGGTGGCTATCTCGATGAGGGCGGATTCGACCGCACTGCGCTTTTCGGTTAGGTCGCCCAAGAGGCGCTTGAGGCCCTCGATAGCCCTGTCGATGGCGATGTCATTGTCTGGAAAGACAGCCCAGTTAGCCCAGTCGGGATCGTCTCGCTCTATGCGGTCGGCCAAAAAACCAAGCTCAAGACCTTTGACGCTGAGGGTGATTCTCGTGGGTATACCAGCCTGTTCAGCATGGGCCGCTTTCTGCTCGATATACAGATTTACATCGTTTGCTAGCCTGACGCCGTGGGTGACGCTGCACCCACGGTTAAAGTTTCCGTTGTTTTTGAGCTCTAGTAGGAAAATCTTAGCCATCTCGTCGTCTCCGTGGCTGGTGCGCGCCCTGCCTCGTGGCAGTCCGTGGGGTCGATCCCGACCCCTGGCGCGCGGTGTAGTGGTGGCTAGCTCCAGGCGCTCATGCGGCGACCTGTGCGGCGTGATAGCTGGTTGATGCTGCGCTCGTACTCCTCGACGTAGCTGCGAGGTCCAAGCGAGGTCGCGGGGCCAGCGCCAACATGGGCAGTCGCGGCACGCTTGGCGGCGCGGCCTGCATCGACGTATGCGCCGAGGCGAGCTTGAGCGCGCAGCAGGTAGGCGTTGCGTGCGGCGGCCTCAGCGTCCTCGGTGTTGACGCGGCGCACGGGCACGAGCTCGTCGTTGGTGTAGTAGGAGGCCGATCCGTCGGGGTGCACGCACTCACAGCGGCCGTTGTCACCTTCGCGAGCCCATACGGTCACGCCGTTGTGCTCGACCTCGTACCAGCCGCGCATGATGATCGAGGCGGCGTGGTTGGCCTTGCTCGTGGCCATGTACTGCTCAAAGCGACGCTCGCAGCGCGCGGCTTCTTGCTCGGTGGCGCGGCGGCACGAGCTGTACCCCATGTCTTTGGCTTGCTTGCGCGTGATGATGCGGGGGCCGTTAAAGCCGTCGAGGCTAAACAGCTCGATGAGCTGGCCGCGGATGACGCGGACCGCGTACTCAAGATCGTTGGGTGCTGTCGTGATGTACCAGGTCATGGGCTCGCTCCACTATTAAGATGAACTGACATTTCTTAATATGAAGCGTGAGTACTTTTAGGTCAATAGAAAAAAGCACAGTCCGTTGGACTTTAGAACTGTATGTGCTAATTCTTGTGCTTGAGCCTATTCCCCCACCCCAGTAGAGAGGTCGTTATGAGCGCCGCGCTAGCAATGCATCCTTTAAGCGAGCTGCCGATGAGCTTCCCTGAGAAGAAAAACGACCCCGCCCTTTACCAGTGGGCTCTTGGCCGCGTCTTGGCGCATGGCCGGGAGACCGAAAGCGACTACACCCAGCAACAGATGGCGGACATGCTTGGCATCACCCAGCGCGGCTATGCCAACGTTGAGCATGGCGTCACGCCTACGCTCGCGCTGTACCTGAACAGCGCCGAGCTGCTCGACCGCGACATCTTGGCGGTGTTTGGTTTGGCTCGCGTGCTCGTGAGGCTTGTTCAGACTGAAGAGCTCTCATCGGGCCCGCTCGATAAGAAGCAGCGCGACGCCATAGCAAACGAGTTCTTTAAGAACATGTAGCCCTCTTAGACAGCTTGGGTGGCGGCACTTAACGCGTGCACGGTGGCATAGAAGCCACCGTGCACGCGTTTTTTATTGTGCCTTAAGAAATCTCTGTGCATAGTCTACACTGACAGTACTCAGGAGGTACAGATGCACGAGTCCCTCAAGCAAGCGCGCATTGCTGCCGACCTTGATCGGCTATCTGCCAATGGTCAGCGCTCGTTCAGCGCGCTAACCATGAGGCGCCCCGGCCGCATAGAATCAGTGGCGCAGGCAGTTGGCCTTACTGTTGATGGGTTGATTGCGGGCCTAGACGAGATGGTCGAGGCCCGCTTGATCTCCTATAAGATCGGCGAGGGTGTTTTGTCTGTGACGTGGCTGGAGGGCTGAGCTGATGGTGGCCTATCCATGTGCCATATCGCAAGAGCCAGCGCGGCAATTAGCTCGCCGCTGCCTGGCTCATGCGGGCTCAGAAGCACCAGATCATATGATGCTGGCGCTTCGTCGACGGGCCATACTCGCGCCGCAGCTAGGTCTACGGCGTAAGTCTTCATCCCTTGCCCTCGACGAAGAGCCCTGTCACTGGGTCGAGCGCCTGCGCAAAGGCGCCCTTGAGCGCGACGTAGAGCTCTTCGTCGCTCAATCGCTCCAGCAACTCGGCTTTGATCAGCAGGGTGATGTCTGGCCATGTGTGAGCCCGGAACAGGGGCAAGCCGCTCTTGGGGCAGATACTCACGCCCAGCGCCAGCTTCTCGCTAAGCTGCACGGTGCTCGTGCTCTTGACGAGCTTGCCATCCTCCCAGACGAAATCCATCGAGCGATACTCTTTCATCGCGCACTCCTTTTTGTTCGTATGACGAACATGTCGTTATGCGCGCTGATTGACGCCTACCCCGCGTTGTGCGAGGATCGTGGCTCAACTGTTGAGTCAGCGCGCAAGTGTTGCTCAAGGCAAGCCGAGGCGTTGACGCGCCTCGGCTTGCCGTGTTCTTGCCCCAGTGTGGGGTTGTGGGTCAAATGCTACACGCTTGATCAGTACCTGCGCAAGCGTTTAGTGTTTCCGATCTGTCACAGATCTTCCACATATAGAGGTCATGAGCGGGCCGTTTGGACGGTCGCCCCCTCTAAAAAGTTTTCCACAGGCTACGCTAGGGGGTGTCAATGACTGACGACCTCCGCAGTCGCCTCGCCGCTGATGGCGTCGTTGGCCCGCAGGCCGCGCTCATCCTCACGATGGCGCACGATCTGCCCGCAGGCGTCGAGGTGTGGGCCACGACCTCGACGGTCGCCGAGCTCGCCGCACGCCTTGAGACGAGCCCTCGCACGGTTCAGCGCCTGCGCGCGCAGCTCCCCGAGCTGCCCTACCTCTCGATCACCTCGACCTCGCGCGGCTATATGCTGCGTGTCGCCCTCGATGGCGGCGCCGTGACACCCCCGCCAAAGTCCCGCCAAGACCTCGTGTCACCCCTGCCAGACCCCCGCCAAAGTCCCGCCACACCACCGCCAAGCGGTGACGCGGTGCTGCCTATCGAGGCGCTCTACGATCTTATCGAATGGGCCGCACGGGTGGCCGACTTGCTACCCGATGACGCCCAGCTTCCACCCTCTTTGGCGGCGCTTGTCGGGGGGCGCCAAAGTCCCGTCAAAGGGGTGACAAACCCCCGCCAAACCCCCGCCAGATCGACGACACATCCCCGCCAGATCGACGACACATCCACGTCAAACCCCCGCCAAAGTCCCGCCACCTCGCACGCACACGCGCGTACTGATACCCCGCCTGCGCACGCGCCTGTTACCTCAAGAGATATTATAAATAATATCTCTGATCAGAGCAGGCCTGGCCTGCAAGCGAGCGCGCGCACGCACGAGGGCACGCCCACGCACGAGCCCGCGCGTGAGGGCCTGGCCTTGCCTGCCGAGCAAGGTGAGGTTGTCGAGCAGGAGCACGCCGAGCTCGTCGAGCGCATTCAGCTCAAGCTCGTCGCTCGCCTCGATCGCTACGTCCAGCGGCCAAGCGTCGTGGAGCCTGGTGACGTGACCGACCTCGCGGGCCAGCTCGTCGAGCTGCTCGGCGACGCCGCAGCCGCGCGCTGCTACCTCGATGAGCGCCTGCTCTCGATTGCCGACAGGGCGCCCGACAAGAGGCCCACGACCTGGAGCTACCTCGCGCGCTTCTTGCTCCAGGACGCGACCGATCCGGTCATCGTGGCCAGGGCTCGCACCATCTCGCAGCCTGTCGACGCCGCTGTCGTCGAGACGGCGACCGTGGCGCAGGTCGTCGCTCAAGCCATGCAGTCCCAGCCTCGCTACCAGCAGCGCGGCCCACGTCGCGCCGCTGAGGCGATTATCTTCGAGGACCTCTACCCGCCCAGCAAGCCCTCGACGCCGCAAGACGAGCTCGACGCATATCGAGCCGAGCTTGAGTACCAGCTTGGCCAGCCGCCGCACTTGCGTGACCAGGCTGTCGTTGACGCGCTGCTCGCTGAGCTGGGCATGTCTTCGGCTGACCTGTCGGCGCCCGTGGCTCCAGTGCGGAATTCCGCACCCGAGGCTAATCGACCGATCGTGCTACGCGACGAACCCAAGGCGTCCATCGTTGACGCCGCCGAGGATGAGCCGCCTATCACGCCAGCTAGCGGCATCCCTGCGCACATCCGCGACCAGGCTGCGGCGCTCGGGTTGTCGTTTAGCTCGGCGCCCTCGGCTGCGCCTGCGCCCCTGGCTGATGGCCACCTGTGGGCGCGCTGCATTCAGGCTGTGGCGCGGCTTGAGCGTGGCGACGCTTGGGCGCAGCGGCTAGAGCGCGCAGGGGTTCGCGTTGACAGCAAGCGTCGCCTGCTTCGCATCGCGCTGGAGACTGAGGCCGAGCTTGAGGCCTGGCGTGCTTGGAGCGCTGCGGAGATCCGCGCGACCATCGGCGAACGCCTTGAGATTGACACAGGGGCGGGCTGGCGCATCGAGGCCGAACTGCTCGACGCGCAGGAGGTGGGGACATGAGCGCTGCTGCTGCACTCGTGATCAAGGCGCTGCTTGAGCTGCTCAAGGACGCCGACTGGCTCGTGGACATCGAGCGCGAGGACCTCGAGACGCCTGCGGGTGCCGAGCGTCGTATGCGCGTGCATCTGCGGCTAGAGCGTGATGGGTCGGCGCGTCGAGGTGAGGGTGAGGGCAGTCCTGAGCGCGCGTTCTGGAGCGCGTTTTGGGGCGTGGTGTTTGGTTGTGACGAGGTCACGCAGCTGGAGCTGCGCGACCTGTGGCTTAAAGCCTGTGGGGTGGGGTGATGGATGCGTTGTTGTTGCTGCTCGCTTTTATGATCTTTGCGCCTGTGGTTGCGTTTGTGGAGTGGGTCCAGCGCAAGCGGGGGGATGACGATGAAGGGTAAGCTGCCTGATGTGATGTGGCGCGTGCTTGAGGAGTCGTTGCTTGTCTTTGCGCGCGTGCTCATGGAGCGCTTGGGCCACTGGCTTATGGATAAGCTCCATAAGCCGATCGAGGCTGCGCCTGGAGATGAGGCTAGGGGCGGGGAGGTCAAGGAGGGCGGTGATGGCGAGCTTTAAGGCGCCAATTATTGAGATCGATGGCCGTCTAGTTGACGTTGTGATGACGCCTGCTGGCCACGCACACATGGAGGATGGCTACACCATCTCGTTTGGCGTCGAGGTTACGCCAAGGCGCGGGCGCCGCTTCTGTCGGCGTCACGAGGCGCTGCGTGATCGCGGCATCTGCCACTGCACCGACATGCACGCGCCCGAGAAGGATCATCGCGTCTTCACCTTCGACGACTGGGGCCTTGGCCCTCAGTGCGTCGAGTGTGGGCGGCTCAAGGGGGTGTGGTGATGGCGAGGTACCCCACAGTCGAGGCGCTCGTGTGCGCGTATCTGGAGCTTGACGTGCTGGTCTCGGGCATACGCGCCCAAGACCACACTGCTCATGTTGCCCATGTGCAGTCGAGTGTGCGGCCACCTGAGCCGCATTGGGCGCTCGATGCGTGGATGGCGATCCGCACAGTGCTGACGCGCGCGCATGGGCGCGTCTCATCTGAGCGGTGGGCGGTCTGGTCTGATGTGCGTGTGCGTCGTTTGAGCACGCGCGAGGCCGCAGCGGCCTATCGAGAGAGGACGGGGGAGAAGGTCAGCCACACGACGATCGCGAAGTGGTCGGCTGACGTGGATACAACGGTAGGCGACGCGATGACCGCGTGCGGCCTGTGGCGAATGAAGGTGGAGAGTGATGAGTGAGAAGCAAGACAAGCCGACGATCTGTCTCGACTTTGATGGGGTGCTGCACAGCTACGAGAGCGGCTGGAAAGGGATCGATGTGATTCCTGATCCCCCGGTTCCTGGCGCGTTTGAAGCGCTGGCGAAGTACGTCGGCCACTTTAGGGTGTGCATCTATTCGTCGCGCAGCTCGGCGCCCGAGGGTATTGATGCGATGAAGGCTTGGGCCGTCAAGCACGAGCTGCCCAAGTGGGAGGGCGGTTGGTGACTAGGTTGAGCGAGCTTGAGGTTCAATGCCGCCTTTTGCGCGACGGCTACTACATCGAAGGGCTTGAGCACCGCGACATTTCAGCGTGGATCGTTTGCGGCAAACTGCCCGGCCTAAGCCTGTTAAGCGCTCCAGCAATCAAGCGCAGGCCAAAGCCCAGAAGACGACGCGATCGCCGTAAGGCCAAAGCCGCGCGCGTGGCTAGGAGAGCTAACCGATGACTAAAGCTCAAGCCTACGCGCAGGCCATTGCGCGCGGCGCCACTGAAGCCGAGGCGCGCGCTGAGGCGGGCTACAAGAGCGCGGCGCCTCAACGTGCGCGTGAGCTGGCTGCGGCTGTGCTCAAGCTGCGCGAGGCGTATCGGCCTGTCAAAGAGCTCGCCGCCTACTACGCGCGGCGTGAAGAGGAGCTCACGCGCAGCCTTGCGGAGATCCGCACTCTCAAACGCGCGTGCGCCTGCGCCCAAAATCTGGGCGCAAGTGATGCGAGTGTAAACCATGACTGAGCCATACGCCGCGCAGGTGCGCGCCACGTCAGGGCCTGCGCGCTGTTGTGTCTATATAGGCGCGTGTGATCACCTTGGTCACTTTGGTCATCCCAACGCACGCGCGCGAGGTGCGCATGTCTGAGAATAAACGCACACGCGATAATCTCTACATCATCGAGGCGGCGCTCAAGGCCGGATCTTCTTTGCGCGGCGCAGCTGCGCAGGTGGGGTGCAGTGCGGAGTGGTTACGTCTATGGCGTAATGACGACCCTGAAGTCGCCGAAGCCGTCGAGATTGCCATCGCGGAGTGGGAGCAAGAGGCAGTCGAGAAGATCAACGACAATGAAGACTGGAAGGCGAGCGCATGGCTTTTGGCGCGTCGCTTCCCCGATGACTACGGGGATCGTCAGCGCGTCGAGTTGACCTCGTTCGATCCCAAGGTAGCCAAGAATGAGGCTCGCCGCTTGCTTGGCCTAGAGCCGCTACCTGACGATGAATGAGGCAACGTTTAGCTCCATAGGCTGGCAGTGGCGCCGCTATCAGGTGCGATTCCTGACCGACCGTTCACGCAAGCGGGCCATGCTCAAGGCGCGCCAGATTGGTCTGAGCGAGACGCTCATGTTTGACGGCGCCCAGGAGGCGCTCACCACGCGTAAACGCGATGTGTTCTTCGTCTCGGTGAACTTCACCTCGGCCAAAGAGATGCTTCGCGGCGCCCTAAAGTGGCTTAGGATTACACACCTACTTAGCCCGCTGCTCGCCAAGAGCGCGCCAATCGTGCGCGAGAGCGCGACGCTTATCGAGCTTGGCAACGGCTCGCGCTTGATCGCGTTGCCCTGCCGAGCTGGTGCTGTCCGAGGTCGTACGGGCTCGCTTTATCTGGATGAGTGCGACCACTACCTCAACCCGCGCGACGTCTGGAAAGGCATCGCGCCGTCGATTAGCTCTGAGCCCAAGCTGCGCATCACGCTCTCGACGACGCCATTAGGCCAGCGCGGCCTACTCTACTCGATCTTCGAGGAGGGCAAGGACGATGGCTGGTCGTTGCACAAGGTCGACGTCTACGACGCGATCCGCGATGGCCATCCCGAGAGCGTCTTAGAGCTCAAGGCCGACTACACCGAAGAGGACTGGGCGCAAGAGTTTGAGTGCGCGTTTGTCGGTGACAGCGATCGCTACTTTGGCCACGACTGGATGCGCCGATGCTGGGGTGCCGAGCCGGTGCTTGAGGGCGCCTCGTCGCTGGGTATGGACGTGGGCCGCATCAATGACCGCTCGGCCTACTCCGAGATCCTGCGCGCCGATGAGCGCGCGGGCCTTGGGCGCTGGGATCTGCTGGCGCGAGGTATGGACCATGTCGCGCAGTTTGAGCACATGCGCGAGGTCATCGACGAGACCGAGCCGCAGCGCGTCATCGTCGATGCGCGCGGCGAGGGCTCGGGCTTGGCAGACTTCTTGGCGCACCACTACGGGCGCCAGATGGTGCAGCGTTTGAGTGTGACCGAGGGCTACTACGCCGAGGCGATCCCCGCGCTCAAGCGCGCTGGCGAGCAAGGCAAGCTGTTCCTGCCTCGGGATCCGCGCTTAGTCGGCGCGTTTGGCAAGATCAGCAAGCAGCTGTCTATCAGCGGCAAGCAGATGTGGCGAGCTCGTCGAGACGGCCAAGGTCACGCTGACTTATTTTACGCCACGCTGTACGCGTGGGCCGATAGCTATGCGGCGCCTGTCGCCAAGGGCGCCGACGAGCTGCGCAGTGCGAAGGCGACCCACGCCGGTCTTAAGCGACTCAAGAGGTTTTGATGAGCAAGTCAGCGATGAAAGTACATGTGATCAAGCGCAAGGGGGCGCCCGGTCTGCATGTGGCGCTGACTGCGACCGAGGCAGCCGAGACGCCAACGCGCGAGATGGATCTGCTTGAGCTCACGCGAAGCCTCGGCGTGCGCGACATGGTTGGCGCTCTTGCTGCCAACGACAACCTTGAACTGCGCTATCAGCTCGCCGATCGTCTCGGCCTGCTCCCGACTGAGGAGCTCGGCCAGGACGGCAACGACTACGGCACCTCGGGCATTCTGCACTACAAAGAGCAGAAGCCCATCTATCACCCATTGAGCGTGCGCGGAAACCGCACGCGCCACGGCATCTATGAAGAGATGTGGCGCAGCGAGATCCAAGTGCAGCGCCCGTGGGTCAACCTCCTTGATGCGCTTATGGGCGGAGAGTGGTGGGTCGAGCCTGTCGAGGGCCGCAAGCCCGAGGCCGAGTTCGTCGAGGCCGCGCTTTTTGGCATTACGGGCGGATGGGATCAGTTTTTGACCGATGCGCTGTATGCGTTGATCGCGGGCTTCGCGATCTTTGAGACTGTCTACGATGCGCGCACGCTTGCCATTGATAAGCTCGCATTCCGCTATCCCAAACAGGTCGTCGAGTGGGTCGTCTCACACGACAACAGCAAGCTGCTCGCGGCCAAGCTCGCAGGCCCTAGCGGTCGCAAAGAAGTGCTCGTCCCTGCGCATCACCTGCTCATCATCTCGCATAACTCGTTTGGCATGGACTTCGAGGGCAACAGCCCGCTTCGGCCTGTCGCCAAGTACATCGAAGTCAAAGCGATGCTCGATCGTCTTGAGGCGCTTGCTGGCGAGAAGTACGGCGGGCTGATCTTTGTCATCACGAGCGATGGCGCCAAGGACTCAGGCGATAGCGACTACCTGACGCGCGTCGTCTCGCAGCTCGTCGCCGAAGACATGGCTGTGTTTGAGATGCCGGACGGGCGCAAGTTCGAGCTGATTAGTCCTCAAGGCCAGATGCCCGACTTTGAGCCGATCAAGCGCTACTGTGACGAGCAGATCGCGATGACCTTGCACGGCGAAGGCGCCCTGCTTGGTCAAGATGGCGTCGGCTCTTTGGCGCTCGCAGACGTCACGGATAACAAGTCGCTGCGCGCCGCACCCGCCCAAGCGCGCCGCATCTGCTCGGCGATCAACGGCTCGCGCGGCATCGCCCATCAGGGCGTCGTCCGCAAGATGGTTGATGCCCGCTTTGGGGTGCCAATCGACGGGCGTTATCCGCAGCTCAAGTACGCGCTGAACCGAACGATCCGAGATCACAAGTGGTTTCAGTCTGTCGCGATCGCAAAGCAAGGCGAGCTGATTACGTGGAACGATGATGATGAGCGCACGGTGCGCGAGCAGCTCGGCCTGAGCACTGAGGTGACGACATGAGCATGATCTTAGCCGCTGCTGAAGCCAACCCAGTCGAGTTGCTACAAGGTGGCGAGGCTGGTGTGTCGTGGGCGTTTGCGATGCCTGTGGGACCGCTTGTGCGCTGGGACGACGAGACCAAGCAGTACGAGCATTACTTTATTGACGACGAGTTCGCTCAAGCCGTCGTGCGCGAGACCAAGCGCGCGATGAAGCACTTTGAGGCCACTGCGCCCGAAGGCGGCTCGCCTTATCAGCTTCCCATCACTGCCGAGCACCTTAAGCCCGAGGAGCTTGGCCACAGACGCGGCAATCTTCTCGATGTCCGCTTTGCTGACATCGACGGCAAGCGCGGCATTTGGCTGCTCAATCGCTGGACCGACGCGCAGTGGGCTTCGATTGAGGCCGGCGAGGCGCAGTACGTCTCGATCCATATTGGCGACCTGGTCACCTCAGATGGGATGACCTTCGGCGTGATGGTGCGCGAGCTCAGCGTCACGTCCAGGCCGCGCTTTAAGACCATTGGGCGCATTCAAGACACGCTTAGCCTCAAGATGGCCGAGCCTCAAACGGAGCACGAGATGCTTACACCAGAAGAGATCAAGGCGATCGCCGAGGCGACCGCCACCGCAGTGGCTCAGGCGATGGCGCCCATGATGGAGCTCATCGACGAGATGAGCGCCAAGATGAACGGCGAAGAAGAAGAGACTGAGACGCCTGAGACACCCGAAACCCCAGCGGTCCAGGCCGGTGAGGCGCCCGCTGCCACGGGGGCAGCGGGCGGCGCCCCGACACAGCTGGCGGCGAGCGAGGGACTTAAAGCGCAGTTGGATAAGCTTGAGGGGATGATGCGCACGTTCGTCACCGGTCAGCCGCTCAATACGCAAGAGCGAAGCGGTCAAGCGCCCAAGAGCGCGCCGACACAGCTGGCGGCGAGCGAGGGCTTCGAGAAGTTCAAGAAGACCTCCGGGCTTACTGGCCGCGCGGCCGTCATCGCCTACCAAAAGCGCTAAGCTCACACCAAGCCTGGCTTCGTTCACTCCCCTTACGGGCGCCCATCGTGGCGCCCTTTGTTTTGAGGTTCATCATGGGCAACTACGCCAATCTTCAGCGCGGTGAGCGCTATGTCGTCGGCACGGGCGGGATCGTCAAGGGCCGCTTCGTCAAGCTCGGCTCGGGCGGCGACGCAGGCAAGGTCATCGCGTGCACCGCAGCTGGCGACGCTGATGTCGCCATCGGCGTCGCACAAGAGACGGTCGAGGAGGGCGACAGCGCCTTCATCCCGACCTTTGGCCCAACTGATGTCGAGTGTGCTGATGCGACCATCGCCAAGCTCGACGCCTTGACCATCAACGCCTCGGGCCAGGTCACCAAGCAGCTCGCTGGAGGCGCGCAGGTCACTGAGACCGTCGGCTTCGCGCTTGAGGTGGGCACGGCCATCGTCAGCAGCCGCGCGACCTACATCAAGATCGAGTTGGCGCTGCTGCCACGCATCCCGCTCGACGGCGCGTAAGCGCCCTCTTCCTCTTCCTTAGCAGATCCATGGACTCGCCCGGCCTTTAGCACGGGCTCTTTAGTGAGGATACACTCATGGCCTTTGATAGTGGCTCTATCCCTCAGCCCGTGCTCGATGAACTTTTTGCCGAGCACCGCGCAACCTTTGACCAGTTCATCTACCGCCGCCCCGAGCTCTTCCCCGTCAAGCCGGTCAACGTGACCAAAGGCACCGCTCCCGTCATGGAGCTCCAGCAGGGGCGCGTCGGCGCCGTCAACCCCTCACGCGCGACGCGCGTCGCCAAGGGCCAGCCCACGCCCAAGGGCAACAGCGAGATGAGCACGCGCCCCTACGTCATCAAGCATGACAAGTGGGCTGAAGGGCTCAACGAGATCACGGCGGTTGAGGCCGAAGAATACACGATGGAGCTTGAGGAGATCCTCAAGGACCGCTGCGGCTTCAACGTCTTGACGACCAAAGAGCTTGACCTTGAGGCGCTGCTTAAGGGTCAAGGCGTGGCCGACGAGGGCACGGATGTGCAGACGCGCATCCTTGGCACCACCGAGAAGTTTAACTACTACGGTACTGTCGGCAACGACTGGGTTGACTACTCCGACGTCGACGCCATCATCACCAAGATGGTGCGCGACTCGGGCGGTGGCAACGTCTGCATCATGGGTCGTGACGTGGCCGATGCGCTGCGCCGCCATCCCCAGCTGACCAGCCGCAACGCTGGCCAGGGCGTCGAGATCATCGGCTACGATGAGCTGCTTGATAACCTGATGGGCATGGGTTTAGACCGCGTGATCATCGGGCGCCACTACTACCACGACGGCTCGCGCGAGGTCGCCTACGACCAGGCCGAGTTCTTCTCGGGCACCTTCGCGGTGTTCAGGCCTGGCGCGATCAAGCGCTTTATCCAAAGCGGTCGCGACTTGCGTTACGACAGCTTTGACGACATCGACACCGAGGATACCTACTTGCGCGCGCGCGAGAGCTCGAACTTCTGGGTGCCGATCCCCGAGAATGTTCAGGTGCTCACGACCATCCTCGGCTAATCGATGAGGGGTGCGGAATTCCGCACCCCTTGTTTTTCGTCACGCCCACCCGCACCAGCGTCAATCATTGACGCTCACCGAGTCACGTCATGATCAAGCTAGTCTTCGCCGATAATCGCCGCGTCGAGTACGGCGGCATCAAGTTCAAGCAAGGCCAAGAGCTCACCCGAGAGCAGGCCATCGCCATCTCCCAAGCAGGGTTTAAGGTCGAAGAGATTGAGCCTCAGCCCGAGCCCCAGCCCGAAGTCGAGCCCGAAGCCAAGCCGCTTGGCGAGATGAGCAACAAAGAGCTCAAGGCGCTGGCGCTAGCCAAAGGCTACGACGGCAAGAACGGCCTCAACAACGACGCGCTCATCGCCTTCCTTGAGGGCAAGTAAATGGCTGTCGAGACCTTCGGCGTCGATGCGCAGCTGGTCCTCGACGAGCTGCCCATTAACACGCGCGGCATCACCTCAAGCTCTGAGGGCCTAAACACCACCAAGATCGGCGAGTGGATCGACGAGGCCGCCGCCATGATCGCCGCGCTTTGCGTGCGCGCTGGCATCAGCGTCGAGCAGCTCGCGGCCGATACTGATCAGGGGCGTTACCTCGCGCGCAGCGCCATCTTGGCGTTTACTGTGGCCAAGAGCCTTGAGGCCAGCGCGGCCAACCCGGACGATCCTCGCATCGATCGGGCGTGGGCGCGTTGGCGAGAGTATCGGGCCATCCTCAAAGACAGCCCCGGTGAAGTTGGCCAGGCGCAGCAGGCGACCGCACAGGTTCATACCAACGTCGATCTGAACAAGACCAGGCCGCGGCGCTCATTCTCCCGCACGAGGTGGTAGATGAAGCTCGTCGACATGACGCCCACGCTCGACAAGATCAAGGCGCTCAAGAAGGCGCCTAAGCTCTGGGGCGATGTCGTCATGCAAGAACTCGCGCCCGAGGCCGAGCGCCTGGCGCGCAGCCGGGCTTCTGGCGTGCGCACCAAGACCGGCAAGACCTCGAGGTTAGGCCTCGCCATGCTGCGCCGCCCTAGCGTGGACAAGCTCTATCAGTGGCAGCCGCGCCAGCCCTATGGCGGCGAGCTCCAGATGAGCGCATGGGCGCGACGGGCGACGGGTCCGATGTTCACCTTCACCGCGCAAGACCGCGCGCAGCTGCTCAAGCTGGGCATAGCAAGGCTCAAATCATGGCGACGCCGCTAAGACAGCTCAACCGCAAGATGCGCGAGCGCATGATCAAGGCGCTGGTGACGGGTCTGCCCACGCAGCTCGCCGACGATCTGCTTGATGAAGGCCTTGAGACCATTGGCGTCATCCCTGCGGCATCTGACTACTGGGACACCATCGCCCCAGACATGGGCAACATCGCGATGAGCAACATCGTGATCGCCATCAGCAACACGCAGTCGACCGAGTACCGCACGCGCTTAAGCGGCGACAGCGTTACCGCCAGCGTCATCTTGACCGCGCGCCTTAGCGTCGTCGCGCTCATTAGGCCGCCGGGCGCCTACCCGGCGCTTACGCGCAACGGTCGCCGCCTTGAGCAGCTTGAGGTCCTGGAGCTGATGGCGGACGTCTACCGCGGCGCCATCCTTGAGGTGCTCTTGCGCGATGCGGTCGATGGCGAGTCGATCCTTGAGATCTTCCCCGTGTCCGACTTCGCCGATTCGATCACCCCCGACGTCAATAGCGGCACGCTTGGGCGCGCCGTCATCGAGTTCGAAACCTCTGGGCAGGGGACACACCCAGCGCCCAGCTACGCCCTAGAGAGGTGAGTGCATGACCGGTTTTATCACACAGGATCACGCCATTGTTGGCGTCAAAAGCGAGACCACCTACGGGACTGACGCCTTTGGCGGCAGCGCGCCTAGCGGCGCCGAGGTGCTCGCGATGGCTCAGGCTGACATCAGCCAGATCATCGCGATAGTCGAAGGCGACCGCATCACCGCAGAGTTTGCTGGCGAGTGCGACTCACGCGCGCCTTCGCACAACGAGGTGGAGTGGTCCACGCCGCTGATCGGCTCAAGCGCTGCTGGCGTGCTGCCTCCCGTTGATCCGCTGCTCAAGGCGGCGGGCTTTGTCGCGACGGTCGTCACAGACACCAGCGTCACCTATGCGCCCCAGCTGGCCAACAACCAGACCGAGACGCCAGCGTGCACGATGGTGGTCTATGAGCGCAGCATCGAGGACGGCACGGCGCGCAAGCTGCTCGCGCGCGGGATGCGCACAAACTTGAGCATCGCGCTTGAGGTCGGCGCCGAGGCGATGATCAGCGGCTCGGGTATCGCGCTTTATGACGCCTACCTCGCAAGCCCGAGCGCCCTGCCCACGTTGCCCACACAGTACAGCGGCGACCAATGCGCATGGTTCGTCAACAAAATCGCGCTTGAGGTCGATGGCACGGTCTACCCGTGCGAAGGCCTGACGCTGGAGACCAACAACGAGATCCAGCAGATCATGACCGGCGAGGCCACGGGCGGCGGCATGCTCGCTAAGGCGCTGCTCACCAAGCCCAAGAGCGGCGCACGCTACGGCGGCAGCTTCACGCTCGTCGATGGCGCCTCGGCGCTAGCCGAGGTCATCGCGCTGTGGCAGTCCGGCGAGAAGATCACGCTTGAGGCCGTGCTCACCAAGGGCTCTCGCACCATCACGATCGCGGGCACCGTGCAGATCGGCGGCCTGGAGAAAGAGGCGCCCCGCTTTAGCGTGCCGTACAGCTTCGTGCGCCCCGATGGCGAGAGCGGCGTCGACCACTTCACCATCGTGATGGAGTAACACGAGATGGCTGATGCAGTACGTCAAGACTACACCGTCTTCGAGGGCGACCAGCTCGTCATTGAATGCAGCGTCGAGGATAGCGCGGGCGACCCCGTGGACATCACCAGCTGGACGTTCGTCGCCCGCATCGGCAGCAAGGCCGCGCCGGATCTCGTCGATGCGACGATTGCTGTGGTGTCTGCGGCGGCTGGGACGTTCACCGCGACGTTCGCCGCTGCGGACATGCAGGACCTCACGCCCAACGCGGGCTATACCTACAACATCAAGGGCGATAACGGCGCAGGATTAGTTCGCATCTTAGGATGGGGGCTTATCCATGTGCGTGACTCGCTCTACGTCTCTTAAGGAGCACCATGTCGACTCGCAAGCGCGTGATCGGATCGTTTAAAGCAAGGCTCAGCGGTGGAGACCAGACCGTCTGGAAGTATAGGCGCATCACCACCGTAGAGCTGATTCGACTTGAGACAGACCTGCGCTCGTATCGAGAGAAGACGATCCTGATGAGCCTCGGCGTCGTGAAGGCCAATCAGGCCCTGGCGGCTGGCAACGCTGGCGCCGAACTTGACGCGCAGAGCGCCAGTGACCTCACCGCTTGGCGTGACCACATGCCCAGCGAGGAGGACGTCATGCCGCTGTTTGAGTGGCTGGCCGAGCTCATCGTTGACGTTGAAGGCCTTGAGCCCACATGGGCTGAGCTTGACGGGGCTGGGCGCCTTGAGCAGGTCGAGCTGTTCGGGCCGGATAAGGCCAACGATATCCTCGCTCACATCACCGAGCGCTCGGGCCTGACCGAGATCGACCTGGGAAACTCCAACGCTGGTTCGCCGTCGTCTACCGTCCCAGCGTCACAGGCGGACGACGACAAGTCCCCGAGCTCTCAAGAGAGCTGACGCGCTTGGTCAGCTCGTGGCAGACGCTCCGGCTAGACGATGCGAGCCAGCGCAGCACGCTGCTCCAGCTCACCCCTGATTATTGGGTCGCCACACGAGCCTACGATCTGGCTCAGGCCGAGATCGCGCAGCGTCACCGCAACGAGCGCGAGCAGGCGCAGCTCTATGACAAGCTAGTAGGAGGCAAGCGTGGCCGAGGAGCGCGATAAATATGTCGTCGAGTTCGAGGTCGACGACAAGGCCAGCGAGCCGCTCGACAAGCTAGAGCGCAAAGCGCGCGGCGTCAGCGACCAACTGCGCGACGCGCAGGGCCGCTTCATGAAAGCGGGGGATGCTGTCGATCTGTTTGGCCGCAAGGTCGACACCAACACCAAGCAGATCAACGCCTGGACGATGCCTGTCAAGGATCTGGCTAAGGGCTCGCTTCTGCAGCTGCGCAGCGGGCTGATCAAGGCGATCCAGCCGATGAATCTGCTCACCTCGGGCGCGCAGCTTGCGAGCATCGCGTTCAAGGCGATGGCGGGCGCCATAGGTCTCGTCAGCTTTGTGGCGGGCAAGGCGCTCATGTCGTTTGCGCGCTTTCAAGACGAGGTCACGCGTGCGGCGGCTGTCTCCAAGGAAGGCATCAGCAACTATGGGGCTTATGCTCAAGCGGCCAAGGCCGCGGGTTTGGCGTCGCGCTTTAGCTCGACTGAAGCAGCCAAGGGCTTGACAGACCTGGCGCGCGCTGGCTTTAGCACGACGCAGATCCTCGCCGCGATTAACCCCGCGCTCCAGTTCGCGACGGCCAACAGCTTAGAGCTCAACGCGACGACCAAGCTCGTCGCTGACGCCCAGGGCATCTTCCGCGCCAACGCTAAGGATCTTCCCAAGATCCTCGACCAATACACGGTGGCCGCCAAGAGCGCCAACGTCACCGTCGAGGACCTGGCGCAGACCGCAGGCATGGCGGGCGCCACGATTACGCAGACGTTTGGGCAGTCGTCGGCGACGTTCTTTGCGCTGGCTGACGGTCTGGCCTCGATGTCGCTCCGCGGCGAGAAGGCTGGCGTCGCGCTGCGCGGTATGGCGCTGCGCATGACTGAAGCCAGCAAGCCTACCACCGAAGCCGGGCGCGCGTTCAAGCAGCTGGGCGTCAGCGTCACTGACGCCCAGGGCAACTTCCGCGACATGTTCGACGTCATCGGCGATCTGCGCGAGGCGCAAGAGTCGATGGCGCCCGAGAAGTTCGCATTCCTCATGAAAGAGGCCTACGGGCGCGAGGTCTTCAACGCCGTTCAAGGCCTCGTTGACATGGGCGTGCCTGCGCTCAAGAAGCTGCGCGGCGAGATCGAGAGCAGCGAAGGCTCAACCAAGAAGCTCGCCGACGTGATGAACGCCACGGCGATGGGCCAGATGGCCATCTTCCGCGGCCAGGTCGATACGGTGCAGACCGAGCTGGGGCAATTTTTCGTGCCCGTGCTTGAGATCGGCGTGCGTGAGCTCGGCCGGTTTGCTAACGAGCTGCTCACCAATAAGAGTGCGTTTATCTCGACGCGTAACAGTGTGGCTGATTTTATCGGCGCCGGCGGCCAGCTCATCGGGATGATGGGGCAGGCCGCGGCCATTGTGGTTAAATTTGGCGGCTTGCTTGGTGAGCTGCTTAACCCCATCCGATTGATCATCAACAACTACGAGCTGCTCGGCACGATGGCGGGCAACACTTTCATGCTGATGGCGCGCGCCGTGGATAACCCGCGCGCAGCCATCAATCAGTTCTTCGCCGACTCAAATGCGGCGCTCTCCAAGTACGCGACCGAGCAGAAGAAGGTCGTGATGAGCGTCGGCGACTCGTTTGGCGCGAGCATCAAAATCGCCGACAAGATCACGAGCGTCACCGACAAGATCGCGGTGCTCTCCGAAGAGGCCAGCAACAAAACGCGCGCGCTCACACAGGAGCAGGTCAAGCTCGGCGCCAGCATCGACGAGGTGCGCAAGAAGCAGCAGCGGGGCAGCGACAACAACATCGACACGGGCAAGGGGCCAAAGCCCGAAGACAAGATGCAGGCCGAGTTGCGCTTGAGGCTTGCCAAGGCCGAGGGTGAGATTCTTGCGGCGCGACGCGCTGGTAACGACGAGCTCTTGCTTGAAGCGCAGCGCCAGAAAGACATGCTCGTCGCCGCTGGCGAGATCATGCGCGAGAAGGACGAGGCGGTGAAGGCGCAGCTCGTCACCAACGCACAGCTCGACCTCGAGGCCAAGCACTTAGAGCGCGTCAATAAGCTCGCCGAAGAGCGCAAGAAGAAGGCCGAAGAGGCCAAGAAGAACAGCGAGGAGATTCAGCGCGCCATCGAGAAGGACTTCTTGCTTCAGCAGCGCCTTGACTTACTGCGCGGCGACGCGACCGAGCAAGAGCGCGCGCTCATCGAGCTGGAGCTTGAGCGCATCGCTATCCTTGAGGGCAGCTCGCACATGAGCGAGCTAGAGCAGGCCAACAAACTGCGCGACCTCGAGATCAAGCAAAAGGAGAAGCTCGCCGAGATCGAGCGCAAGCGCGCAGCCGAGGAGAAGAAGGCGCGCGAAGCGAGCGTCGAGGCGCTCTCCGAAGGCCTCGACCTCTCAAGCCAAGCGGCGCGCTTGCTCATCAAGGACGAGGCCAAGATCAATAAGATCGAGGGGCTGACTGAGGTCGCGCGCGCTTCCGGCGACGTCGCGCTTGGCATCGCGGGCGACCCGACTAAGTTCGCTTCGGCTGCCAAGCACGCGTTCGCCGCGACTGCGCACTTTAAGGCGGCCAACGAAGGCGGAGCCGGAGGCGGCGGCTCGGGAGGCGGTGGAGGTGGCGGAGGCCGCGCGGGTGGTGGCGGCGCTTCGACGCAGCCCATAGACATCTACAAGGTCCAGCGCGACAACGCCAAGGCGATCGCCGAGGCCATCGCTGACCAGACAAACATGGCCAACACGCGCGCCATCACGGTCAACCTCAACAGCCCCACCGTCGTCGGCACGCCCGAGGGCGCCCGGACGTTTATGCAGATCATCGAGCCCGAGATGCGACGCACGCTAGAGCAGGTGAGGCGATGACTGATTATATAGGCTATGGCACAGATCGGTGGATGCAACTCGTTGAGCCCGTCAACGCGCTCACCAACGTGCTCCAAGTGCGCGCTGGTACCGAGGGCGCGTTCATCAACGTCGCCCTGCCAGCGCAGACCTATCTGCCGAGCACGTCGAGCATCTTGGGGATCTCCGGGCTCTTCGCCACGCTGGCCAACGCCATTACGTTCGCGCTCGGCTCGGGCAATGTCACGATCAGCACGCAAGACGCGACCGACAGTCAAGACCTCGGGCTAGATCGCCTCAAGTTCACATGGTCAGAAGGGCCGTGGCAGCTTAAGGCGCTCGATACGGGCTTCTTTGATGCTTTGGACCTCGGCTTTCTCAGCACGTCCGACACCTACACCAGCGACTCTAATGGCAATCTCTTCGCCCCGCAGACGTGGAAGTGGGCCTGGCACAGCTTCAACCCGCAGCGCGGCGCCGCTCACATCAAGCGCGTCTATGAGATCGCCGACCAAGCGTACAGCTCAGATCGCCACTGGGAGGCCTCTCGCGTGGATTGGGGGACGCAGCGCGTCAGGACCATCAGCTATCAGCATGTGCCCAGCGCGCGTCTTATCGACGGCAAGAGTAACGACCCCACGCGCGCCAGATGGGCGCTCTTGAGCGTGGGCGACAACGCCACCTTCACGCGCATCTGGCGCACCATGCTCGACCCACAGGCGACCGTGATCCTCGTGCATGACCTCACGCCCGAGGATGGGGTTGCTATCCCGTCAGACCGCTGGGAGCAGGTCCAGCTGTGGGCACCTTGGCTTGATTACAGTGAGCGCGTCGTCGATATGGGCCTAGCTGGCGACTATTACAGTCTTGAGCTGGCTGTGCGCATCGCGACCGGGACCTATACGCTATGACCACGCTGCATATCACAGTAGACGGCATCCCCGGTCGCTACGGCTATGGGGGCGAAGCGCTCGCGCTCGATGGCTATGACGCGACCGCGCTCGTGGCTATCCCGCAGTTTAGCGCCGATGAGCTTGACCCGCAGAGCGGCGAGTTCACCGGCTCGCGCTGCTCAATTCGCCTGCGCGCTGACAGCGTGACGCGCCGCCGCTTCTTGTTCCAGCAGACGAGCGCACAGGCGCAGCTTGCCGTGGGCTTAAGCGACGTGGATACGACCATCACGCTCGCGAGCCCTGGCATCAGCTCAAGCCCCGAGGTGCTCTATCTCGGCGCCGAGGCCATCGCCGTCGCCAAGGTGAGCGACACAGAGTTCAGCGCCGCGCGTGGCCAGTACGGCACAAGCGCAGCGAGCCATCTGGCTGGCGCCAACGTCTACACCGCGCCGACACATTGGCGCAGGCGCATCGTGCGCGTGTACAGCGGCACAGATCAGCGCTGGATCGGCTATCTGGACAAGGCGCCGCGGTCATCGAGCTCGGCCTCGGTCATCGAGCTCGTCGCGATGCACGCGTTAGGCCTAGGCGATGACCTTAAGGTGGGCGACACGCGCACCGCCGTCGAGGTCGCCGGCCAGCAGTTTGGTGCGCGCATCGACCGCACCCTGATGTTCACCGTCAACGACGACCCAACGGGGCAAAACGTTGTCGCAGGCTCACTGCTGGCCATCGCGCCCGTGCGCAACGCCGACAGCCTCACGCCAGCCTATCGCTACTCGGGCCGAGGCGATGTCTGGGACGTGCCCTCGATTGAGCTCATCGGCTCGCCCGAGGTCGACGACCAAGAGGCGCGCAAGGTGATCCCCGTGCTCGCGCTGGGCGGTGACCTAGCCGTGGCCTCGCTCGTGGGGCCGCTGCATATCCTCGAGGTCGCGGCGAACTTGCTCTTTAGCGATGGCTCAAGGCCAGCGAGTTATGACCCGGTGGGCTTCACGCTGTTTCCCTCAGCGTGGTCAGCGCGCATTGGGTGGGCCACAGACGCCGCAGCGATTGCGGAAATCCGCGCGCTGATGGCGGCCGATCCCAATGCGACGTGCGACCGCTTGATC